TTCCGTATGAAGGCGGTAAAAAAACTAAAGTGTGGGGTGATTACTAATGAATGATGGACAAGGTAGATTTGGCGGAGATATGGATCGTAATGAAGTTGAAATGGATCTCAACAAATTTATGGCTATGATTCAAGAAATTTCAGCTTTAAAAGATAAAATCAGGGATCTTGAAGCACCTGATAAAATAAACCCACATCAAAAATGGATACATTTAGCCAAAGCAGTAGACTCTTGGCGAATCTTTCCAAGAATGTTTTTGACCGTATATATAATTCTTTTATACAAATGCACAATATGGTTTATGGCTTTGCCAGAGCCAAGCTTTGAACAATCTGGTCTTATATCTATTGTTGTAGGTGCAGGAGCAGCATGGTTTGGTTTATACGCAGGAACAACCAATTCATCTAAAACATTTAAAGGTGAAGATAATTAATGGAAGTCTTCAACTTAATAGCAGAGGTTGGCGTGCCTATTGCAGGTGCCTTAATTATGGCATATTTTATATTTCTTGTGATGAAACAACTAATGGGCAGTTTAGTTGATGAAATAAAAACCGTTCAGGGTATTACAAAAATGCTTATAACAAGAGCTTCTATTATGAATAATGACATAATTCGTATAGATACATCAGTATCAAGTGCTCTAAACTTACCACCAGATTTAGATAGAATAGCTCGAGCAGAAAATTTTGTTGAAGACGGCAAGATAGATGCAAGACGAGATTAATGTAGTACAAGAAATAAGTATTGCACAACTAATTGCAGACTTCGGTTTTCCTGTGGTTATGGTTGTAGGACTTGGTTATTTTGTTTATTACGTTTGGGTTACTATCAATAATGTTATTGATCCTGCCGTTGAAGAAATGAAAATGACTATAATACGGCTTACTGATCAACTTCGCCTGTTAGATCAAGATATGATACGATTACAAACAAAAGTTAATACAGTTTTAAAAAATAAAAACAAAAAGGTTTTGAATGAAAACAAAAAAACAGATAGAAACAATAGAACTAGAAAAATATAGACTTACAGTAAGTTTAGTGTTTATAGGTTTTGTATTATTTTTTGGAGTTATTGTTGTAAATTTAAAAGCTGATACAATCACTCATAAATTTAAAAACCCATCTTTTAGTGGCATTAATACCTCTTCACATTATTTGACTATAGAAAACCAAGAGTTTAATAGAAAAATGAGTATTAAAGAAGAAATAAAAGCTATACAAGAACAGCTAGAA